GACAGCTACACTAACTGTGAGGATACTTACTCCTACTCCTGCTTTAACTAGGGCATCTTGTATTTTATCTATCCCTGTAGCTACGGCACCTGAGGGAGCAAAAGGAGGGGTAGGTAAAGCAGTTGCTACCGCTAAACCTGCTTTTAAGGCAATTATAATACCATTAACTAGCGTTAATGTACTATCAATTTTTTTAACTAAACTATATATGTTATTAAGTTCGGTTACTATTTTATTTCTTTTCTCTATAATACGTTTTAATTTATCCTTATCGGGACAGGCCTCAGGGGTGGGAGTTAACCCTTCTTGAATCTCAGCTAAAGTTTTAGCCCCAAATTCACTAAGTAAATTTATTAGATAATTAAGGATAAATCTTTTAATTCGTTCTTTAAAAATATCAAATAAAAGAGATAATTTAGACTCAAAAGGTAAATCTACAAATGCTTGTGTTTGAGCTTTTACTGCTTCAAATTTATTTATAGTTTCTTCTACTTCCGCTTTAACTTCCTCTATTTGTTTTTTAGGTATTAAAGATTTTAACCTAATTGTACCTAAATCATATGATTCTATTTGTGCCTCGACACCCTCAGAATCTTCAATTTTAACTAATCCTGGGGGGTTAGTTATCCCATTTACTGTAAATGGCATATAATCTGCTGCCGTTATTACTACAGAGCTATTGGCAAAATCAAAAGTACCTTCTTCGGGAGCAGAAGTGTAAGATAAATTAAAAGTTCCATCAAAACTACAAGTAGTTGTTAATACTACTGCTGCTAGTAAATTTGTGGTTCCTATAGAATTACCTTCGTTGTCAGTTAACGAAATTCCCTCTGTGGTACTTTCAACAATTTGAGCTAAATTAAAATTTAGATCTGCTTGAATAGGAGTACTTTCATTATCATCTACTATCTTACCTATAATCTGCCATGTTGGTTCTAAATCCGAAGGAGGAGGTAAAGGTTGTTTTTGGATTATCTCTACAAGGGAAGGGTTAGAGATATTAAAATTATTGGTAAGAGCAGCAATAAGTTCTTGTTCTACTAAAAACTTTACATCAACCGCAAAGGAAAACTCAGACTGGTAGACAATAGCCCCTTCTGTGTTTTTTAAGACGGCTGATAATTTAGGGCCTAAAGTTTCTATAACGGCATAAAAATCATTATTATACCTAAAAATAGCATTAGCATTATATTCGGCATCACTAAAAATCATAGGGTTCTAGTAACTTTAGAAATATATTTACAATTCTTAGGATTAGGGCTAAACTTAGTCCCACTTAACCCAGCATTTGTTCTTAAATTAGAAATACTTTGTTTAAATGTAGGAGCAATTGTAGCTAAACTTTGAACTACCCCACCAACTGCAGTTGGGTATTTAATAGCATCTGCTAAATTATCTAAGGCATTTAATAATTTTGCAAAATCGTCAAGAAAGTCCTCACCTAATATCAAGGGTTGGGTAATTGGATTTTTAGGATTGGGATCTTCGGCTCCTAAAAATATTTGACTTCCTTCAAGTATAATATGTTTTTTAGCTATAAGACCTATAGATTCTTCTGCAGCTATATTAATAAATTTAGCAGAAGATAAAAATATACTATCACCCCAAGAATTAAGGGCTAACTGCCCTGAGTTGAGCAATATTTGAGGTTTGGTATATTGATTAGGGACAGTTATTTTATCAGTACCAGATTGCATTGCAATTTTAGTACTTGATGGAAAAAATTTAGACAGTTGTTGGGTAGAAGTAAGATAAATAGAAGAATTATCTATATTTAAACTTTCAACAGTAGGAACCCAACCAGGTTGGGCTACTGAAGTCTCACTATTTCTTAATATCAGAATAGGATCCCCAGGCTCCCCTGAAGAAGACCAAGTAGTAGTGGAGTTAGGTACAGTGCTCCCAAATCTAATAGAATTACCCCACCTTCCTTCTAATATGTAATCTCCTTCAAAAGGTTTTAAGGGGTAAACATTTGATTTTTCTTGGAAAGTTTTACCTAAAGTTATTTCTGTTCCTTCATCTTTTACTCTTCTTACAAATCCTGCTACTTCACTTAATTCATAGTCTTCATTTATATCTTCTTGGCTAACTGTAGGGTCAGGTAAGGCATTATGATGTTGGCTGTTCCAAATATTAGTAGGAGGGAAGTAATAGAGTGATACCTCAGTTGAATCTTGCCCTATAGAAATAGTAGAAGCCAAGGCAATGACTGATACTATTTCATTTATTAAGGGGTATAATTTAGTATTAGAAAGAAGAGGTTTAGCGTTACTTAAGGAAGCTTTAGTAAGTTTTAATCCGGGGTATTTTACTGGGGAAAAGAATATGGTACCTATAGAATTCCACCCCCCGTATTCAATAAATTTTGGGTGGTCGCTATCTAATATGATATCAACAACTCTAACACTAACAATTTCTTCTTTTCTTGTAAGTTTTAAAGGATTAGAAGAAGAGTTACTGTTAGGAGAATAAGTAGATATTTTAACCTTTTTTCCCATTATTGTCCTTACCGAATTTTTTTATCTCACCTAATAATTGTTCCTTTTCAGCATCTGTCATACCAAAATTATCATCATCTACATCATTTTGGACTGCCTTTTGAACAATATTAGCCATTTTAATAAGCTGTTCATCATTCTTAACAGATATCTCAAGATATTCTTTAAGCAGGGGAACTACTAAGGTAGCATCCCCAATATCCTGGATGAGGGGTTTCAACTCAGAAATAAGGGTAGAAATTTGTTCTTCCTTTTTCTTTTGGTTATTATAAATTTCTTCGAGAAGATCGGAGAATTTTTTACCGCCAAATATATTTTTCTCTAATTGTCCCATGACAATAAATATAAATATTAATCAAAATCTGTATAACCGTTTTCTTGGTAAAATAAAAAGTGTTTTTTATAAATGTCCCCCAAGCGATTAGCAATTTTAGTAATATGAGGGGTTTTAGTATCATCTACCATTTCCCTTATATAAAGATAAAGAGCTTTTTTATTAAATAAATCTAATCCTTCTCTTTTTCTAAAAATTTCTAATATAGCATCTGCTACCCTAGCATCTTTATTTTTAGGAAATAGAGCATAAATATGTTCTGTACAATATTCTAAATACTCATCCATAAAATCCGAAAGGTGATCTTTTTCTAATGGGTTGTAATCAAGATCGTAAGAAAAAGTATCATTGTGATGTAACTCTTCTACGGGAGCCTTATCTACCCGTTTTTTATAATTTTTAGTATTTTGTATAATTAAATACCGCTTAGCAATCGTTCCAAAATATGAGAATGCTTTAGCCCCTTTTTCGGGATTGAATAAATGTATTTTATCTAATAAGAACGTAATTACTTCATGTTGAAGATGTTCAATTTCATCTACTTCTGTGTAGTAAAATTTAAAAGTATGGATTATGTTCTCTGTTAGTTTAAAAAAAGCGTAGTGGATATCATCACGATATATCCTGCTACGCTCTTCGGGGTCAGTTGAATTATTATACCTAATTATGGCATTTTCTGTATCTTGGGTAAAGTATTGTGTTGACTTTTTCTTTTTCTTCATAGTTTATCTATCCTAAATTCGGATAGAACTCTCTGAAGTTCTTTGATTTGCTCATACATAAAACCAATTTCATCATCTTGTTTAAAGATGCCTCTTTCATCAATCTTTTTTAACCTTTCATCAGAGAGTTCTATTATTTTACTAATTTCGTTAAGATATGTTTGGTAAGATACCATAATATCTTCGGCTTTTTCGTTTTTGCGTAAAAGGTTAAAAGTTGTGAATCCTAAGATCACAACTAAAACCCCTAATACACTGATGACAATTGTTTCTATCATAATTTATCAAATAAATCTTTAAGACCTTTACTTTCAAGCTGGGAAAGTGCTTTATCTTTGGTAGATTTTTTGGCTTCTTTCTGTAATGTAAAATTCTCTTCCTGGGTAGGCACGGAATTTTTAAACTTAGGTAACCACTCGTGTTCAAACTCAATACGAGCTGCCATTAAATCTGCCTGGTGGAGAATAAGTGGGAGAGAAGTACGTGGTTTTTGTTCTGGGAGGTAAGTGAAAAGATATTTTTTATTACCCTCATCATACAAACCATCATGGGTTTGAATAGCAATCATCTCATTAAAATTGTACTGAATTCCGTGGGATTGGAGTAAAAACAAACCACGGTCGGGGACTGAAGCAAATGGGAGAGCTTTGTTAAACATGTAATCTTCTCCTAATTTATCCTTCCTCCATTTATCAGTTTGGGGAATGTAAGATTCATGTTCTTCATCACCCATTTTACCAAGGTCATGGTTAATAGCAGAGAATACAAGTTCTTCAAGAGTGTAAGTAGTGTTATCTACACCCATTTCAACCCAAACATCGTTAATATTAAGAGCACATTTTACAACTCTATTAACATGATCAACATAACCCCCAGGAAAAGCGTTATGGTATTCTTTTTTATGAGCAGCAGGCATCATCATAATGCGCTCCTCATATTTTTTATAGAAATCAAGAAGTTTTTCTTGACGGTCTCCAGTAATCCACAACTTAATATTGTTGCAGAATTCCTCCCAATTTGCTTGGATTTGTTCAGCTGTAAGCATGGTTAAATTTTGTTGTATTCGTTAGGGGTACGGGGTTCGCGCTCAAC